TTTCTTTTTTCTCTTCAACGGTCATCTCCGGAAAGTTTTCCGGCACCGTTATGTCAGTATCTTTCGCTATCACTTTTACATTTCCTTTCGTCCGTAATTCGTCAAGTATCGCTTCGAGTTCTTCTTTTGCCGTATTGCCTGATAACGGCATAAAATATATTTGCGGGCGACAACTTAACATAAAAAACACCTGAAATAATCCTAACCCAAAACTTGCTAATCCAATAACAAGCATTCTTCTCTCCTTCAAAAAAGGTGTACTTGCCTTTTTCAAAAGAGACACTACAATATCTCTCATGCGGCAAGTGTTTCTCTCCAAAAACCAACACTATCCGCGCCCTGCTGCTGTTGTAGCAGCATCAGGGCAACTTCTTATTTTTTCTTACGCCTGTTGTATGTCGGAATTTTTCATTGTTTGAAAATCCTGAAATACCATGTAATCCCCTTCGTCCATTTTCAACATCGATAACCCGATGCGTTTTTTCAGCCGCTCAAGAAGACGCTGTTTGTCGGGCTCGCTCTCCTTGTCAGGATTGGGCGGAAGCGGTTCGAGTTTGAGAATATCCTGAATGAACTCAAGGATTTTCTGAAACGTTTCGCTGCCGGTGATGTCTATAATCGCCCTGATGATGCCGATGATTTGCGGCGCCTTCCAAATGATAGTCCAAAGGTTGCTGATAAGTGTCATTCGTCGTTCTCTTTCTTTTCAAGTGTGGTTTCTAATTTATTGAGTCGTTCATTGATTACAGTGATGTCTTCCTCTACATTGCTTTCATTGACTGTAATATCTATTCCGGCACGCTTCATCACGTATGCCTGTAATGTGCCGATGCTCTTCGTCCCCCAATGCCCCGACATGCCTGCAACTGCGTATGCCATGTGTCTATCGTACTGCAGCCACTCATTTATATTTCCGACAACGCAGCCGATAAAGGCTGCCGTGAAAACATCAGTTATAAGTACCGACCAAGTCGACGGAGCGGTCTTTAACGAATTCACCCACTTGACGCAGGCACCGAAAATCGCCATTAAAACAAAACCGATAAACAAAAATTCCTTACCCGGCACGATTGTCCCCTGTTCTGCGGCTGCGCACCGACAGCATCATTATGCTGCCGATGACAAAAACTGACGATATTAAAAACAAAGCAACAGTGCTGTTGATAAACTTATCTGTTATTTTTGTATTGACGGAATACTTCGTGCAGCCGACGATGAGAAGCAGCCGGTTTTCAATTTCCTTGTCAGTAGGAATCCACCGCCAGTGCAAATGCAACTCGTGCGCCGGAACAACCTGCGGGTCGAACATCACGGTATAGTCTCCGGTGTTCTCCGACTGCATCAAGAACATCAGATCTGGGTATTCTTTCGGGTCAAAGGTCTTATTGGGAAAAACCGGCGACCGTTTCGAAATCGAATTAAACTGCTCGTCAAACAACTCGCCGTAGCACTTTGAGGTTGCGTCAATCTTTGAGGCAAGAAATATCAGCGTATCCTGATATTTTTGAACGTCCCACTTGTTGTCACGCTGAACTAGATAGTCAAACGTACTGCAAGCGAAGTCGGCATCATATCGAATCGATGCAAATTTTTCCTGCAAAAGCATTCGGTACATATCGTCTTTCGCCGTCTGAAAATAGAAGGCAAGTAAAACAAGCACCGCAGTCGCTATGAGCAGGACATATCGGCGTATATCAGGGTAAAATTTTTGCATGGTAAAAAAAGTATCTCAAAAAAGGGTAAATCATGCGCCCGTAGGCAGGGGTAACTGACAAGCAGATTACCCCCTTTTCGCCCGTTTATCAGGACGCGGCTGTTATTTTCCGATACGCACCCGCACGGTCTCGTCACCGCTGGCGGCAGCGGCAACCGCAATACCGATAAGAGCATTAGTGCTTGCCGTAGTCGTTGCATTCGTTGCGGTTGCGTCCCAGTACACTTCTGCACCAAGCGTTACAGCACCGGCTGCTTTGACAATATCGTACACACCGACTAAGTGCAGCGCACCCAATTCGTTTGCTCTTATATCCCGCTTCGCAATGCCGATAATTTTACCAGCCGTGACCACTTGTCCGGCAGCAACTGCCGCCGACGGCGTGTAGTCAATCGCGTTTCCGTCTTGTACAAATCTTGCATTCATTTTAATTCTCCTTGTTAGTTGTTGTTTCACCGGCATCACAGCCGATACTCTCTTTGTCCGCCGGTTGTTTTTTATCTTCCGGCGGAGTTAACGCTCTGTTCTGTTCCTGCGCCATCGCAAGAACATCGGACTTGTCAAGATTGTAAAAATTGTTTGTTGGTCTGTATATTCCAAACAGCACAATATTCCAGTTAGGCAAAAGGTTTAGGTTCATCTCAAAAAGTCCTTTCAAAAATCCAAGCCAACTCATTCTTTCTCCTCCTAAACTGCACTTGCCGTTTCTGAAGGAGAGTGTATAATCCTTCTGACAAGTGTTCTTGTTTAACACTCTGTCCGCGCCCCGAAGTTGCTTGTTACAATGTTCGGGGCAACTTTTTATCAAGCCGTGACTTTTAAGGCGGCTCTGTAGTCCTGCGCGGCAACACCGAAGTCCATGTAGCCTCTGAACTGAATTCCCAGCGTGTTGAAGTCCGCATCAGCACTTTCAACTGTCGGACGCTGCTTCCCGTTCAGGAACGCAACCTCAAACGCCGACAGCCGGCTCGGGTCCGCAAACAAATACCAAGTGGTATCAGACGCACCGGTGCGGCCGGCCATTTGCAGTTCCATTGATGCCACAACATCAACAACTTGGAAAAACGGATTCCGGGTCACCGTCGTTGCCGGCTTATCCGCAACCTCGATGCTGTTGACCGAGAGCAGCTCATGCGCATCGTATTTAAGTGCATACGGAACAGCAAGGCACTTCGGCTGCATGTTGAGCGGTCTGCCCTTTGCATATTCCTGCGCCGCAAACTGCAACATCGCAGCCTTGAAACCCGCTTTGTCCAAGTTCTTGCCGGTCAGCAGATTTTTGTGGTCAGCATGAAAGAACGCCTTGCCGTCAGACATCGCCGGGTTCCCCGCGATTATATCCCAGACGGCATCGTTGACAGCGTATGCGGCACCCATGCCGATGTTCTTCGGAATCGAAGTCAGCGCGCTAAGGTCATCGTTGATAATATCGGTGCGGGTCAGCGAAAACATGATGCCGTAGGTATCAACTTTGTTTTCAAACGCCTCTTCGCCGACCTGCCCATGCTTTATTTCGCCGTCCGGGGCAACCCGCAGAAACTTGAAATCGCTGGTCATGCGGTACTTGTTGTATTTCTTGAAATCATTCGGCGAGCCGAAAGATACCAGTTTGCGCCACTGGTCGTCAACAGAGTGAAACGACTCAAGCAGAACCTTGTTCACAACGTTCGACATGATTTGCGGCAGAGTCATTGACGAAAAAGCAGCGCGGAGCCAGTCCTGCGGACTGCGCTGATACCTCGGCAAATGCCTGTTCGGACAGGCAAGTTCCACAAACTCAATAAGCCCTGCGCCGTGATACTGGTCAGCAAATTCGAGCATTTCCGGCTTGTAGTGTTTCTCGAGAAACGCTTCGCTAATGCCCCCTGCCCGAAGCGCAATCACTTCAAGCGTCTGCGCGTTAAGCGATTTACCGCTGTCGCCCGCCTTCGGAATATCCGCACCGGACGGCATCAGAGCAGCATTATATTCGTTCTTGAATCTAACGAGGTCCCAGCCCTCTGCGATTGCCATCGCTTCGAGTTCCGGATTTCTGCCCCCGCCGTAATGCGTTATCGCATCGATGCGCCGCCTCTCGGCCAAGTGCTGCTCCGCTGACAAGCGGGCATCAGGTGCAGCACCGGCGGTCAGCGGACCGGTTTTACCGTGTTCAAGTTGAGCGGTCTCACCGCCGGGCTGCGTCTGCGTTTCTTGCGATTGAAACAACACATTCGCATCGTCTGTGCTGCTTACGTCTTCTCTACCAATCATCTTTGGCATCTCATTCTCCTCTTGGTTAGGGATAAAACTTAATTTAACTTCTGCCGACGTTTCGGAGTCCGCTCCGAGATCAACAAAAGATACTTCCTTTAGTATTACCTGACGCAGGACGCAGCATTTCCCCTTGAACGTTTTACCGTTCACTGTGACGCTCACCCCCTCGTCGATAAATTCGGCTTTCTGTATCGGACAACCGACAGACACCTGCCATGGAAATCCATTCCTCGCCGCCGAAATAACATCGCGCGCATATTCCGTCTCGCGGCTGAATACACCTTCACATACTACATTGCCGTCTTTGATTGCGATGCTTTCTGTATGTCCTACTCCTTTATCTCTGTCATGATTCAGCCGGACAGGGATCTTCTGTTTCGGTACCTTGAAACCGGCAAGGTCGATAATAACCGGCACACCCCAGCCGGCATTTACCGCACCGCCGGTATAGGCAACGAGATTAAACACCGGCAGTTTTTTACTTTCGTCTTCCGCAAACACAATATTCGCCGGAATACCGTTGAGCTGCACATGATTAAATTCCTGCACCTTTGCAGCGGGCTTTCTTTCTGAAACCATTTTTGACTCCTTTGCTAACGTAATCGTGTTAACAATAAAATTCAGTGTCCAGCCGAAACAAAGCCGGACATTCCACAATAAAATCAACATCTCCGCGCCCTGCTGCTGCTACACACAGCATCAGGGCACCTTCTTTTTTATTTTGCTGTCATATCATTTCGCTTCTTCCTCTTTTTTATCTTCGCCGCCGGTTTTTTCGTCAGTTTTTTGCGGAGTGTCATCAATTCCCAGTTCCTTCATCCGCTGCAATTCTCTTGCCCTCTGCAGCAGAACGTCTTCCCAGTCCAGCCCCTTGCGGGCGCATTCTATCGACAGATTCGATACTCTGGCGTTAATGAAAGCCGCAGCGGCATTAGCCTCTTTCAGCGGGTCAACGTGTTCCACGCCGTCCCAGTAAAATCTTGCAAACTGCGAACCGATGTTGCGAATGCTCCTGTCCTCTATCACACCGGCCCGGACCGCCGCGCGATACCATGATTCCAAAATCGGAAACAGTATCACTTTTTCGCAATGCGACTGCTCGCCTTTGATGCTCTTAAAAAACGTCTGATGGTCAAGCCGCCCGGAAGCATAGTTGTATTCAGACGAATCCCCGAAAATTATATTGGCAGGCATCTGTAGGCATCTGCCGATTTCGGTTAAGATTTCACGCTTGAACATCTGATACGTCGTCGTCGGCTGCTCCGCCTTGAGCTGCGTTATGTTTCGCCCATCAGGAAGTACAGCCATTAGTCCTTTTGCTATCGGAACTGTCTCGGTGATGTCCATCGGCGAAAGTTCAGCGTCCGGCAGCGTCGAGTGTATCACCGCCGCAAAGTCCGCCGCCGTCTCCGCCGCCGATATTACTGCTTCCGTGTACCGCCGCAACTCGCCGAAAAGCGAAAGCGACGGCAGCAGTTCTGATATGCCCCTGCTTTGCTCCGGCCTGTCCTGCCGATACCAATGCAGCACAAAATCCGCCGAAATTGTTCTGCAAGTCCCTTTCCAACCCGTTCCGCCGCCCGGATGCTCATTAAGAATATCATACGACAGAACGTTTCCGTATCTGTCGAAATTTATACCGTCAACCACTTGCAGGAGATTCGGATACGGCGATGCAACCCGGTCTGCTTCCACAAGACGCAAGTCAAGTTTAACATCGTGATTCACCTTCGGGTTACTGACAATAACCGCAAACGCCTCACCATCCACCGCCTTCGCCTGCCGCAAGGTCTTTAACTTCTCGCCGAGGTTAACCGCCTCCGACCAAACGGCAAACTCCTGCTCAACCTGCGAGTTGTAGTCCCTGTCTTTTGTCAGCAGCATCAGACGCGGTCCGGTCCCGATGCCGAACTCGGCAAGCGTTAGAACCAGCCCCCTTGCATAAGAATTATTGGCAACTTCATACCGCGCCCGATTGCGGATAACACGCCGCACATCCGGCGACATCGCCGCATCCGCCGATAAATCGTCAGCCGCCGACCAATGCGCCGCATTGTGCCGCGTCGTCTTCGCAGCATCATACCGGCTGTTCAACTGCCTTTTTTCTTTGCCCTTAAATATCGATTTAATAAACTTCAGCATTTCAGTAGATGTATCTGTCCGGCTTCGAACCCTCGATTTTGTTAATTTCTTCTATTATCTTTTTTACTGTCTCTTCACTGTGATAAAGCGTTGCATATTGTGGGGTTTTCCCCCATCTTCCGCGCGCATTGATATACTCACAAAAGTATTCTCTCACGACAACATATCCGAACCAGACCCGAAACTCCCTGTAAATAAACCAGTATTCTGTGCCGTTCCGCAATATACATTTTCCGATTTTACACTGTGTCATTCCCCGCCCCTTTCAATCTTAAATAACCGAATCGGAAGTTTGCCGCTCTCCGCCGCTTTTTTCTGCCGGAGGTATTTGTCCGCTGCTATCAATTCGCTGATGTCGCGGTTGTTTACGCTCATACCGTCCACCGAAACGCTCTTCGACGTACCGGCATTCTCAATTATCATCTGCTCAAGAGTATCCTTGTCCTCCGGCTTTTCGTCCACTGTTTCGTCAGGCATCTGTACCGCTCCCCGTTTTGATATACTTTGTTTCGTCCTCTGCAAGGTTAAAATCCCCGCAGGGAATAAAACGCCGCTCATCCCGCCGGTCATTCAAACTTGTCAGCGGACTATCCCAATGAAGACAGACAGGATTATTGAATACGCCATCCGTCTCCGCATAGTTCTGACAATCCCGGCAGTCCCGTCTTTCGTTTTTTGAATTACTCATCTTTTACCCCACGCCTTCGCCAGATTGATTATCTCTTTCTCCACCGGCTTCTCCTGCCAGTGTTCACGTACCCCGCAGATACTCGCCGCCGCCATCACACCAACCGCGCAGTCGAAAAAATGGTTATCCCTGTTCGGTATCAACTGCCATTCATTCACTTCCCGCTCGTCCGACCTCGACGCTTTAGGAATCTCCGAATTCAAATGCTCCGAAAACAAACGGTGCTGCTCCGGGTCCCGCCCCCATAACGTCATGCCGCCTCTGTTGCCGGGCGTTTCCGAAAAGACCTTATGCACCTGCTCCTTCCAGTAATTCACATCTACAAAATACATCCGGGTGCGGTTCTGCGGCTTGTCCTCGATCCACCTATTGCCGAATTTGCGTCCCGGCTTGCGCTTCCACTGCGCCATCGGCTGTCCAACAGCCCTTATGCTCACACCCTTCGACGGCATAACAACATTAGTCCTCCCGCAGGCAATACGAATCGCGCCCTCCGCAATCTCCGGCGCGCCGCCGCTGTCGATGAGTATCTTACTGATAACAGGATGCTCCGTCCCGTCGGCATCACCGTCAACATACCAGCACGCCGCAAGCAAGTCCTTAATTAGCGCCGCAACACCGTCGATGATGATTCCCGTCGGAACCTGCTTCCGCCCGCCGGTCATTATCATGTCCTCGTCCCTGCAAAGCGTTATAAGCCCGCTGTCGCTTTTTCTGAAATACCTGCGCCGCTGTTTCGGGTAAGTTCCGTAATCAATGATATATCCGGTAAAGTCATCTGCAAAGCCGGCAACGGCATAATACAGAACGTCATAATGCACATCGATAAATGCCGTCAGCGTCGCCGCCTCGCGCGGAAGCGTATGTTCTTCCAGCCCGTTAAGACGGCTGCGGATAACCTTCGCCTCCGTCACCAACGCATCTCCGGTCAGCCGCAGCGGGTCATTCTGGTACTCCGACATGAACGATTCGTAATTGTCCGCCCACTTGTTCATTGCAAACTGCAAAGCATCAATACAAGACGGACTGAAATTATCCTTCCATGCAACAACAGCACCTTCCTGCATCTTCTTGCGGTTGTGCTTGTAAAACATCGTTGCCGCTACCGCATCATTCTTGCGGATTTCCTTGTACTCTAACCACAAGTCAAGATTCGCCGGCATCTGCTCTATCATCTTGTACCGCAGCCCATGCCACTGCGAATAGTTTTCGCGATCCAGAAACCTGTCCGACAAATCATTCTGCTGTATCACCGTGCAGGCCATCACCATCGTTAACTCCTCGCCGGGACCAACCAGTCCCGCCGCCGAACCGTTAATAATGCTTTCAAGTTTCGTCACCCGGTCAGGGTTTCGCGCCGATGCATCCGTCTGCACGTCGTCGAAAATTATCCCATCGGGTCTTGCCAAAGAACCGTCCGGCATCGCTTTGAGTTTTCCGCGGAACGCGCCCTCGATGCCCGCCGTAACTACCATCGCCCCGCTTGAAAGCGAACCGGCTATTTTGCCGAATGTTATGCTGTCGGGCTTCCATTCGACTTCGGTCTTCTCGCCGAGATAAAGCTGACCCCTTGCCCGGAGCGCCTGCCCGCCAAGTTTGACAAACGGATATACCCCTTCAGGGAAATCCTCAAGCAGCGCGGCGTTATTCTCAAGGTCGGATTTGATTATTTTGATGATGCCGTTTGCCGCCGACTTCGACGCGCCGAAAATAATCAGATAGCGGCAATGCCCAAAAAGCAAAGCCCAAATCGCTGATGCGGCAACGATGGATGTTTTTCCACTTCCGCGAGGCATCGCTATTGCCAATTTATTTCCGTCGACTTCGATAAATATCTTCTGAAGTTTTTTGATGACTTCGGCGTGATAAGAAGACCAATCAAGATTAAACTTGTTCGGAAAATACTCTTTGAGAAAGAACTGCAGGTCAGTCCGCGCCTTGATTCGCCGCTGCGGATTGCGGATAGGCGGCAAGGGCGCAATCTCACGCACGCTGGCGGACTTCTCCCGACTCCGCCTCGCTACTAATTCGCGGTGCCGCTCACCCTGCTGTTTCGTGTTCTGCTGCGTCATTATTCTGTACTATTCCAAGCAACTTCCTGTTTGCTTCTGCCGTTCTTCCATCTTTGTAAGAACCTCGTCCATCAATACCAGCATCGCATCTTTCACGGCTTCCTTTGAGGACACCTTTGATGCCTCAAGTATTTCGTCCTTGTGGCTGCTCCATACATCCTCTCCCATGCCGATTCCCATGCCGATTCCTATTGCTCTGGCGGTGTCGGCGTTGAGGTCTGCGGGAATGTAGTAATTGTTATTGGTTGTGTTGTAATTGTTTGTTGTGTTGAACATATTCAAGTCCAGCGGTTAAACTATCCCAAATAGCCGAAGCACAAAAAGCACCGCTGCTGCCGGCACCGCAAATAGCGCAGCATATACAGAAATCATGGCAATCGTCACAACTGCTGTTGCCGCGAAAACACTAAAAAAATCTTTGCTATCCATTGTTTTTTTACTCCGTCACTTGATTCAACTTCGCCAGATCCAACTCGTATTTTGCAAGGTCGTACTTTGCGAAACATTCCCCCTGCCGACGCTTCGCCGCGATAACAGCGTTCTCCTGCTCCAGTATGTCCGCACTCGTATTGATTACCGCCTCAATGGTATTCTCGGTCGCCTTCTCAAGCCCGTATTTTGCAGGGTGCTGCTTCACCGAAAGATACCTTTCTGCCTTCGCCGTCTGCAAATCAAGCTGAAGTTTGTTGAGCGCGTCCCGCGCTTCCGTCAATTCGTTCAGAATTACTTCAAATTCCTGTACCGTCATTTTGACTCTCCTTGT